TGGCACAAGCAACGCGGACAACGGCCCGAATCAAGGGCTTTCTTGATAGGCCCGTCTTCTACTCTGTATTGAACCATTCTCTTATCTCCTCCCCCAAAACGACGTTAGCTATGTTCTGCTTATTCTGAAGGGCAGTCAATATTCTATCATCAATTGTTTTAGGGCTGACGAGGTCAACGTAAGTAACATTGTTTGTTTGACCAATTCGGTGCGCTCTATCTTCAGACTGCAGCCGTATCTCTAAGTCGTAGTTATTGCTATAATATACCACGGTATTTGCGGCTGTGAGTGTGATACCGAACCCGCCAGTTCGACTGTTGCCGACAAAGAACCGCATGGGCGAATCAGGGTCTTGAAAGTCTTGCACAATACGCTGTCTTTCGTCCTGCGCCGTGGCTCCGTAGAACGCTCCGAAACTATCAGGGCCATACTCTTTTGTGAGCATTTCACAAATCTTTTCAATATCGTGAACATAACTAGCCCAGATAATGACTTTGCCAGTGGTTTCTTCACAAATATTCACAAGCTCGTGAAGTCTGTTGGATTTTATTTCACGGATTTCATCTTCGTCGTTCTTTATAAAACCGCAGCAAATTTGCTGCAGACGCATAATCTGCGTAAGTACATTGTTAGTGCTAACAAGACTACCGTCATCTAACTGAGCCAAAGCAAGCTTACTCATCTGCCGATACAGGTTTTTCTGTTCATCTGTAAGTTCTACCTCACGGCGGATATAAATTTTCTCAGGCAAATCTAAACAATCCTGCTTTAGAACACGTCGGCTAAACGAATCAAGCTTACTGTTCAGCTCCTCTAAACGCTGAAAACCTACAATTTGATTTATAGATCTACTGCCAAACTGACGCCGCTGTATTACAGCGTAGCGTCCCTGAAATGAGTAATAGCTGTTGAAGCCTAAAAGGCGTGGGTCTAAGAACTCACATTGCGAGTATAAATCCATAGGGGATTTGGTGACGGGGGAGCCTGTCAGGAGACGTTTGTAAGCAAACAACTCCCCCGTCTTAACAACGGCTTTAGTTCTAGCAGCTTTTCGGTTTTTTATAGTCGTAGATTCATCTACTACCATAAGCCCCTTCGGACCGAATAGCCGACCAAACCAAGCAGCCGTCGTAGCTCCTTTGCTTGTGCTAAACGCTTCAACATTCATAACGAAAATACGCAAGCAACCCGGCTTGCAAAACTCTTCAAATTCTTTTTTAAAAGTTTTAGTGATGTTGGGCTGCCAGCTCAACACCCTGCGTTCAATGCGGTCAGGTAAATGTGCTATAATTTCTTTTTGTGACCAGTTGTGAAATACGCCCTTTGGAGCAACAATAAACGCTGTGTCGATGCGGCCTTCCTCATATAATGCACCAATTGTATCAATGGCAATCTTCGACTTGCCCGTGCCCATTTCCATAAACAGTGCATAGTTTTCTACGTCCCACGAATCACGGAACACAGTCTCTTGATGCTCGTAAGGCTTTGTTTTATGTGCATATTTTTTCATGTGCTTTTCTCCTTGACTATGTTAATGTATACATTTATATAAGATATATCAAGTGTTTTAATAAACACTCAACGACGAAGGAGAAAAGAAATGAGCGATTTATCGTCTCTTATGGAAGCGGACACTCAGTCCAAATCCGAATCACCACTTGGCACTTTTGATGATACAAATTTAAAAGGTGTCGCACAATTAGCCCAAAAAATATCTCATCAGGAAGCTACAGTCGCCGAGCTTGAGGCAAAATTGCGTCAGGCCAAAAAAGACTTGTATAAAATGTCTGATGAAGAGTTGCCCAACATGCTGGCAGAAATGGGTGTTTCCTCTTTTAAACTGCAAGACGGTTCGCAGGTCGATATCAAAAAGACTTACGGAGCATCTATACCAGTTGACAAAAGAGAGGAGGCATATTCATGGTTAAGGCAAAACGGGTTCGGGGACATGGTCAAAAATATCGTGTCAGTAAACTTCGGGATGGGGGAAGACCAGCAAGCGTCAGACTTCAAGTCCAAGGTAGAAGAGCAAGGCTTGTCCCCAAAACAGGAAGAAAGCGTCCACTCATCAACCCTGAGAGCTTGGGTGAAAGAGCAGACAGAGGAAGGAAGGCCCTTCCCAATGGAGTTATTTGGGGCGTACATAGGCCAACGTGCAGTAATAAAAGGAGCAAACTAATGGCTGAAAAACAGGTTGTTAAAAAGGAAGAGACGACTGCAGTAGCGCAGTTTGATGCTTCCATGTTTGAAGCAGATGCAAGCGCAGGTATTCAGAATGTATCTAATGAGGATATGGCTCTGCCTTTCCTCAAGATCGTATCTGGCTTGGACGGCATCCTCGATGAGCGTGACGACGTACGCAAAGGCGATATCGTGAACACTGTCACAGGGGAAGTGTACAAAGGCAAAGAGGGCATAAAGGTCATACCGTGTGCTTATCAGCGTAAGTTCATACGTTGGCAACCACGAGGCCAGGGTATCGCAGCACCTGTCGCGATTCACGATCCTAATGACCCAAATCTTCCAAAAACAAATCGAGACCCTAATGACAATAAAGAATATGTCGATGACGGGTCAGGTGATTATGTCGAGCAGACAGCTCAGTGGTATGTCAAAATTATCAACCCAGAGGGCGGTATGACTAATGCACTGATTGCTATGAAATCTACTCAACTTAAAAAGTCTCGTAAATGGATGAGCATGATCATGTCGCGTGAAATGAATGGGGCCAATGGACCTTTCACGCCGCCTATGTTTAGCCACATTTACAACTTGAAGACTGTTAGCGAAGAGAATAGTAAAGGAAGCTGGCACGGTTGGGAAATGAGCCTTGATAGCCCAATATCTGAGGCGCATCAGTATAAAGCGGCAAAAGACTTTAACCAGTCAATTGAGAAGGGTGAAGTCACAGTCAAACATGAGCAAGAAGGTGGCGCGACAAATAATGCTGCTGACGGCTCAGACGACGACATACCGTTTTAAACAGTTAGGGGTGGGGCAGGTTTTAACAGGCGATAGACAGCCGAAACGAAAAAAAACCTACACAATATATAGTCACACGAATCCCACCCCTATCCTTTTAAGGAACCAACATGACAGCAGAGAAGTTTTCAGCAATCTTCTCTGGTCTTGAAGAGGCGTATGGCACTTACGAGATCCAGAGACAGCAGGCTAATGGGAAGCAAGCCGGACAGGCAAGCGTCCTACGTCAGCCGCGCACACAAGAGACGTGGGAAGGGCATCTAAATGGAACGGGCCCTGCCATAGGGATTATCCCCATTAATGCTGACAATGCATGTAAATGGGGCTGCATAGACATAGACCAATACACAGGCTTTAACCACAAAGAGCTGATAGAAAAAATAATAGAAATGAAACTGCCCTTGGTTGTATGCCGTTCAAAGTCAGGGGGTGCACATGTTTTTCTTTTTTCTACAGATTGGATTCAGGCAAAGGTTCTACAAGATACGCTTACCTCTATTTCGGCAGCACTGGGTTATGCTGGAAGCGAAATTTTTCCAAAACAAATTAAACTTCACCTCGACAGGGGGGATGTCGGAAACTTTCTTAACCTTCCCTACTATAACCATGAAGAAAGTCTGCGCTACGCATTTAATCCAGACGGGTCCGCCGCCACTCTCGAAGAGTTCTTCGGGATGTATGAAGCAGCCGTACAAACACCAGAGCAAATAGAAGCCCTGAGCGTAGAGAAGCAGGACCGCACACCAATTAAAGACGGGCCACCTTGCCTACAGCATCTGTGCAACCAAGGCTTTCCAGAGGGCACTCGCAATAACGGGCTCTTTAACATTGGTGTTTACTTGCGTAAAGCTTTCCCTGACACATGGGAAAATGAGCTTATGCAATATAACATGGCTCACTTTGACCCGCCCCTGCCCTTAGCAGAGGTGAATGTACTGGTTAAACAACTTAACCGTAAGGACTATCAGTATAAATGCAGCGACGCTCCTATTAATGAGTTCTGTGACAAGGACAAGTGCCTGACCAGAAAGTATGGCGTCGGCAACGTGGGGCAGTCTGCCGCCATAGCAAACCTACGCAAGTACAACTCCAAGCCGCCTATCTGGTTTATGGACGTGAACGGCGAGCCACTTGAACTATCCACAGAGGGGCTACAGAGCCAAGCTGCGTTTCAAAAGAATTGCATCGAACAACTCAACGTCATGCCGCCCACTGTAAGCAAGAATATCTGGGAGAACCGTGTCGCAGCATTACTGCGAGACATGACAGAGACAGAAGGCGGGGTCATGGAGGCGTCAGAGGATTCGTCCATTGACGGTGCGTTCTATGATTACTTGGAAGACTTTTGCCGCAACATGCAGACGGCAGCAGACAAAGAAGAAATACTTCTCCGCCGTCCTTGGACAGATGAAGAGAAGAAACAGAGCTTCTTTCGGCTGCGGGACCTTGAGAACTTTTTAAAAAGACAGCGGTTCTTTGAGTTCAAGACACACCAGATATCCCAACGCCTACGGGACATTGGCGGCGAATCAACAATACTAAGAATAAAAGGGCGGGTAGTCCGCGTCTGGGCAATACCTGCGTATGAAATACCTGACACTACGGTTAAGACACCGGAGTTTGAGGTGAGGGATGAGGATATACCGTTCTAATGTTTGTTATATACGGGCCGCCAGGTACGGGCAAAACAACCACACTTCTTAATATGGTAGAGAAAACCATTGAAGAGGGCACTGCCCCAGGAGACATAGCTTTCCTTGCCTTTACACGCAAGGCTGCAAGAGAAGCAAAGGAACGAGCAGCCGCACGTTTTGGGCTTGACATGGAACATGACCTGCATTTCTTTCGCACCCTGCACAGCTTCTGCTTCAATCTCTCTGATATCAAACGTGAACAGTTGCTGGGGTTTGAGCACTTAACTGAGCTGGGCAATAAAATAGGCTTTAACCTGACGGCTAAATCTTTAAACGATGAAGAGGACATTGGGGCCGCAGCCAAAGACAACCCTATCATGCAGCTTATTCAACTGGCACGGTTGAAGAAAGAAATGATAAGTGAGACCTATCGGCATAGCGGATTAGAAGAACCGCTGACCACGGTTGAATATATAGACACCTGCTACCGTAAATTCAAAAAATCCCAAAACCTATATGATTACACAGACATTCTTGAATGGTTCTCGAACAACGGATCACGGGTCTGCCCTCACTTTGCTGTGACATTTCTTGACGAAGCGCAAGACTTGTCACCCTTGCAGTGGGAGATAGCACACGTTCTAAATGAAAAGTCTAAACGTATGTACGCCGCAGGTGATGATGACCAAGCTATTTATCGTTGGGCGGGGGCTGACGTTGAACACTTCTTGAATGTTGAAGAGGGGTCTGAGGTGTTATCGCAATCGTACCGCGTACCACGAACCGTTCACAAAATAGCTCAGCGCATTGCTAACCGTATAACTATCCGTCGGCCTAAATATTATAACCCAAAGCCAGAGGATGGGGCCGTTCATCATGTCTTCGAGCCTGACGTAGAAAAATTTAAAAAGGGCGATTGGATGGTTATGGCGCAGTGCAATTATATGCTCAATGAGATATGCGAATCGTTGAAACAACACGGGTTTTACTTCGAGAACCGTGGGCATAGAAGCATCAGTCTCAAACTGGCTATAGCTCTGGACACTTGGCAGTCTCTTATAAAGGGCGAAGAAGTAACCGCAAATGCCGTGAAAGACCTTTACTACTTTATGAAGTCAAACACCCGTATTAAACGTGGCTTTAAAACCTTGCCCAATGTGCAGGCTGACGACAGGTTTACGTTGGAAAGCCTGCAGCAAAACATGGGGCTGCTTGCAACCAAAGACATGACGTGGGACGTGGCTATGGACAAGATAGCCGAAGATAACAAAACATATATCGCTGCGCTGCTTCGCAGAGGGGAAGACTTGAACCGCGAACCACGGATCAAGGTGTCTACAATTCACGGCACAAAAGGCGGCGAAGCCACGAATGTTGTCTTATATACTGATATATCCTATGCTTCTGACCAAGCGGTTTCGTCTAACACGCGAGAGGGGCAGAGAATGTTAGATGACCTGCATAGATTATTTTATGTAGGCGTGACACGAACCAAAGAGAATCTTTTCATCGTTTCCCCTATGGACGGCATTAGGAGTTACCAGATATGAGCGACATGGTTAATCACCCCGAGCATTATACGCGGGGTAAAATCGAATGCTTGGACGCAATCCAAGCCGCACTTGGAGACGGGTACAAATACTACCTGCAGGGCGCGATAATCAAATACATATGGCGATACCAGTACAAGGGTAAAGCAGCAGAGGACCTTGCAAAAGCACAGTTCTACCTAAGCAGACTCCAATTCATCATAGGGGACGAAAATGAGTGAAGTTGAGTTTATGTCTCCTTTAAAAAGTTTTGAGTGGGCTCCACCTTTCGAGCTGCCGGACATCACTGATGCGAAAGAAATAGCAATTGACCTTGAAACATGTGACCCGAACATCAAAACACTGGGGCCAGGTTGGCCTCGTGGCGATGGTTTCGTTGTGGGCTTTGCTCTTGCTGTTGATGGCTGGTTTGGATACTTGCCTATCAAACATGAGGGCGGCGGCAATTTAGACGAGCGTATAGTTAAAAACTATATGAAAAAAGTACTAGCCTGTCCCGCCGACAAAATCATGCACAACGCACAGTATGACCTTGGCTGGCTGAAAGCTATGGGCTTCGAGGTGAACGGGCACATTATCGACACTATGGTCGTGGCTGCGCTGATAGACGAGAACCGTTTTAGCTACAGCTTGAACTCTGTTGCCTATGACCACATTAATAAAACCAAGTCTGAGAAAGGATTAGTCGAAGCCGCTAAGCAGTTTGGCTTTGACCCGAAGGGGGAGATGTGGCGTATGCCTGCCAACTTTGTTGGTGAGTACGCAGAAAAAGACGCTGTGCTTACACTCGAGCTGTGGAAATATTTTAAAGTTCAGATAGAGCGCGAGAACTTGACCACGGTCCACGAACTTGAGCGAGACCTGCTGCCCTGCCTCGTTGACATGACGCTGCGGGGTATTCGTGTGGATCAGGATGCAATGGAACGGGCTACCCAGTTTATGCTGGGCGAAGAAAAGAAAGCTCGTGAAAAGCTAAATGGCCTAGTTGGATTTGATGTAGAGATATGGGCAGCAGCGTCCATAGCTAAAGCTTTTGATGAGCTGGGCCTTGAATATCCCAGAACGGCGAAGAACGCCCCGTCTTTTACAAAAGCGTTTCTTAATACACATACTCACGAGCTGCCTAAACAAATTCTGCTTGCTAGAGAATTTAATAAAAGTAAAGGCACGTTCATGGATGGCTTGCAAAAGCACATAGGTCGTGATGGACGGGTGCATGGTCATATAAATCAAATCAGGTCAGACGACGGTGGGACCGTTTCGGGACGAATTTCTATGTCAAATCCCAACTTACAGCAGATTCCTGCACGGCACCCGGACCTTGGGCCACTAATTAGGTCAGTGTTTGTGCCAGATGAGGGGGAAAAGTGGGCATCTATAGATTACTCACAACAAGAGCCCCGCATCCTTGTGCACTTTGCGTCCCTGTATCAAAAGCGCACCAGAACAGAAATGCCAAAAGTAGAGGAATTTGTGAGCGGGTATACAAATAACCCTGACATGGACTTCCATACGATGGTCGCAGAGATGGCTGACATACCAAGAAAACAAGCTAAGACAATCAACTTGGGTATGATGTATGGCATGGGTGTGGCGAAACTTGGGGACCAGCTAGATTTATCCGCAGAAGAAGCCAGAGAAATAACACAACAATATGATGCGCGGGTTCCTTTCGTTAAAAAACTTATGCGGGTCGTACAAGACAGGGTGCAGAACGGCAATGAAGAAGGCTCGATTCGCTCTCTTTTGGGACGCAAGTGCAGGTTCCCAGAGTTTGAGCCTGCAAAGTTTGGTATGCACAAAGCAATGAGCTACGATGAGGCCCGTGCACACTATGGTCCAACGGTCCCGCTGCAAAGAGCAAAGGCTTACAAAGCCTTGAACCGCCTCATTCAGGCGTCTGCTGCAGACATGACAAAGAAAGCAATGGTAGACCTGTACAAGGCAGGGCATACACCTTTACTACAGGTCCATGACGAGCTGGCATTTAGCGTGTCAGACCCTGAACAAGCAAAAGAACTTGCTCAAATCATGTGTGACGCTATAGAATTGGAAGTACCGATGAAAACTGACATAGAAATCGGCTCTAACTGGGGCGACAGTATGTAAGTTTTTTCGTTCCTCCCTGACTAAGCCCCGCTTCGGCGGGGCTTTTTTTGTTGATATTACAACTATAAAGTCCTATATTGTCCTAGAACACATAAACTTGGAGTAATGAAATGGACACCTCGAAATGGAAATCAGTGCTGGTGCCTATTAATGTTTACAGGGGCATCAAAAAAATAGCTGAAATGGAGAACAGAAGTATCTCTGGACAGCTAAGAGTTATGTTTGACGTTTTTTGTAGAACAGAAGGCTATGAGATAAAAGAGACAGATTAACATCTAGATCCGTATTTACATTCTCTATAAACTAAACGAATCAAAATTAAAAAGGAGAGAAGTATGTTGGATCTGCCCAACCGTAGACCCTGCGTAACTGAAGAAGTGGGCATGGGATTATCAGTAACTGTGAGCTACCACCCAGATACAGGAACCCCTGTTGAAGTTTTTTTGACGGAGCGCGGTAAGGCGTCGGACAATCCAATGCAAGAGGCATTGTACAATCTGGGGGTGAAAGCTTCGGGGCTCATGCAAGAGGAGAACCCTTATGCGAAATCTGCAAGCGAAACTCATCAAGCTGCCGCAGTTTAAATTGCGGGTAATCAGGCCAAAAAAAGGCAAAGGAAGCTATAAAAGAAAAGGACGCATCAAGCGTCCTTTTTATTTGTCCGCAACCGGATAACAGTGGATATGAATTTCATAATACTTTTTGTTTTCTTGGTCTTGTAGTTCCTCGTGAGATGAAAACTCACAATGCTCCTGCGATAACGATTCTTTTAAAATAGATTGATTCGCAATGAACTCCCACTCAAGCCCCGTATGCCCCCACAAACTTATTATGAGTGCAAATTCTTTCATGTTATATCCACATAATAGAGGGCTGATTCGTTTCTTTTGTGAACGGGTCTATCTCCCAGACAAACCACGCCATAGCTGTCTTCCCCGAACCATACCACGCTTCCTCATGGTCGCCCCGAATCAACGTAAGCCGCTTTGTGTGGACCAATACCTTTGTCGGCGGCATGTCTTTAAAAATTTCTGTATAACGCTTTTGCCCCTCAAGAAACGCCAGCCGCAGTAAAAAGATAAAACCTTCGCCCTGGGGGTTTTCAACCTGCAGCTTGTAAGCGTGTTTCACAAACTCGTTTGCCAACTTATAAGGAGGGTTGGTCACGATCCACGGCGCATGGCTCTTTTGCTCCATAAGAAAGTCTACACCATGTGCGTCCCCATAACCACGGTCCACGAGGTCGGTGCTGTAAGTCCTTAACCCATATTCCTCAAACACTTTTGACATATGACCTTCGCCACACGCGGGCTCCCAAACGTCATAGTCGTTCTCCTTATCACCATACACGAGCCACGGACAACGGCCCATCATGGCCTTTGTTGCTTCAGGGGGCGTAGGATAATAATCATCCTTTTCTCTGTTGTCTGGCATAACTAATACTCCATATC